GATGGATTACACTTGGGATTTTTTGAAAATGAATTAAAAAAACCTATAGATATTTATACTGAATTTGTTAGTATAGATTTAGAACCTGAAGATCCTTCTAGGAATTTATATAAATGGAGATATAATTCTCACTATGCTGAGGAATATGAAACTACAGAGGCTAATGCTAACGGTCATGTTAGATATTTAATTCCAGTAGTTGAGCTGATTAAAATAGAAGAATTAGAAGTGGAGGAATTGCTTTTTCCAGATTTTAGTTTAATGAATCCAGAGAATGATGAACCATTTGCAAGAATGACTATGAAAGACTTCTGTGCCATTACATGGAAGAAACCACTTAGTGATAAAAAATGGTTAAATGATTTAATTAACAAATATATGTAAGTATGTCAGAAATTGTGTTACCAACAAAGAAAGCTCCTGCAACAGCGGTGAGTCCAGAGAATCTAATGATTTTCTCAAAACCTAAGGTAGGTAAAACTAGCCTTTTAGCTGCATTAGACAACTGTTTATTGCTTGATCTTGAATCAGGTAGTAAATACATTGAAGCTATGAGAGTGGAAGCTACAGATATTGCCGGTATTAAGGTAATTGGTGAAGCTATCAAAGCTCAAAATAATCCATATAAGTATGTTGCTATTGATACAGTAACTAAGCTTGAGGAAATGTGTATACCCTACGCAGAACAACTCTACGCCAAAAGCCCAATGGGTAAGAATTGGTTTGTAGAAGGAACTGGAGGTAAAGCCAAATATGGAACTATAATTGGTATGCCTGACGGTGCTGGGTACTACTGGTTAAGACTTGCGTTTACAAAAGTAACTGATTATATCTCAACATGGGCTCCTACAACTATATTTTTAGGACATGTGAAAGATACTATGCTAGAAAAAGATGGGGCAAACTTTTCAGCAATGGACATTGATTTAACAGGAAAATTAAAAAGGATAACAGCAGCTCATGTAGATGCTATTGGCTACTTATATAGAAAAGGGTCAAAGAAGAATATTCTAAGTTTTAAAACAGCAGGTGATGTTACTTGTGGTGCCAGACCAGGCCATCTCAAGAATAAAGAAATTGTTATTTCAGAACTAGATGAAAATGAAAATCTAATTACGCATTGGGATCAGATTTTTATTGATTAATAATATTAAAAATATAACTAAAATGGGATTAAGTACAACAGATTTACCAAAAGGTGGCGGATTGCCAAAAACAATTCAACCAGGAAACTATTCATTAAAAATTAATAGTGTTTATTTAGATGACTTTAAATTTATTGAAGGTGCTAAGCATTTAATTATGAATGTTGAAACTGAAGAAATTGAAGGATTTGAAGGATTTCTTGTTGATAAAGCGGATCCTTCATTAGGTCACTTTAAAGGTCAAATTGGAAGAGTAAAAGCTAGTCAATATGCTTTTGCAGATGGTAAAACTAAGTCAGGTATTGTTATTTACCGTGATAGATCAACTTTAATATTTCTTAGTAACTTGTGTAAAGCCTTAGGACAATCAGAATGGTTTGCTACACAAGATAATAAGCATGATACTATTGATGAGTTTGTAAATGCATTTAATGAAGAAGCTCCTTTTAAGGATGTATTCATGGATTTTTGTATTGCTGGTAAAGAATATGAAAGTAATAGTGGATACACAAATTATGATTTGTGGCTACCAAAAAGTAGTAAAAAGGGATACGCATACGTTGAAAAAGATTCTGATAGACTGTTAGAGTACAATGCAGTAGATCACTTGAAAAAGATTGAAGCAACTAAAGTTAGTGGCTTTGGAGACTCTAATGATACTGACGTTTCAGCAAAAGCAGCTTCAGATTTTTCTTTAGACTAAATAAACTGCTATTTAAAAGGAGAATGTTATATTAGCATTCTCCTTTTTTTGGCTTTAAACTGTAAGTAAATATGATTTCAACTAAAAATTTAGTATTTGATGTTAGAGATGTACCTAGAGAGTGGGTGTTTGAGTATTATCTGAATTTAGGAGAAAAGCTTACAGGACAGGACGTTAAGATGAATTCTGTTTTTGCTTCAAGGGATAATATACCTTCTATGTTTGTTTATTATGATGTAGAAAGTTGTAGTTACAAGTACAAGGACTTTTCATCAGGTTATCAAGGGGATCATATTAATCTAGTTAAAAGATTACTAAACTTTGAAAAAGCCGGACAAGCAATTGGTAAGATAATGCAAGATTATGGTGATTACTTAGTTGATCACAAGTACAAAAGCATTCCTGAAATTAAACCACACGGTAAATTTAAGGTATCAGACCACTCAATGAGACATTGGACTGACTTAGATGGAAAATATTGGACACCCTTTGGCATATCATCCAAACAACTAGAAAAGTATAATATAACTCCTTTATCTTATTATGAGATGACTAAGGAAGATGAAAATGGTAAAATCCACACTATACACATAAAAAGTAATCACTTGTATGGCTATTTTAGAGCAGACGGTATGTTGTATAAAATATACCAACCTAAAGTGATTAGTAAAAAGTTTATAAAAGTAAGGGATTATACACAAGGTGACGAACAGCTCACGTATGATTGCAAATACTTAGTTATTACGTCTTCTCTTAAGGACTTGCTTAGTTTTAACGCATTGGGAATAGGTAACATAGAAAGTGTTGCTCCTGATAGTGAAAATACAATGTTACCTAAAGTTAAGATTGAAGAATACCTTAAAAAGTATGATAAAGTACTAGTAATGTTTGATAATGATACACCTGGTATAAATGCAATGATAAAGTATCATGATAAACATGGTACGAATCAAGTGTTACTGGAAATGGAAAAGGATTTATCTGACTCCGTTAAAAAATGTGGCATAGATACAGTAAGAGAACGTTTATTACCATTAATTAAAAAAGCTATTTATGAAAACAGATCCAAAGAGATACCTTGGAATTGACATAGGTCTTAAAGGTGCTATTGCATTAATTTCTAAAGAAAGCCCAACAGGCCAAGTAATGCCTATTATTGGAAAAACTGTTGATCCATCCGATATAATTAAAATTATTAGTAATTATAATCCAGATCACATAGTATTTGAAAAGCTTGGTGTAATATTCGGAACCAGTAAGGCAACTGCCTTTTCTATGGGTTTACAAAGTGGCATCATTGAAACAGCATGTATTTGTGCAGGAATCCCTTATACAGCTGTGCGGGCCAAAGAATGGCAAAAAGATATGTTCACTGGAATAACTGAAGCTAAAAAATCTAATGGTAAACGTGATACAAAAGCAATGGCATTAACTGTGTGCAAAAGGATCTTTCCAGGTGCTGAGCTAACAATGACAACCAGAGCAACTGTTCCTCATGATGGTTATGTTGATGCATTGCTAATGGGAGAATGGGCAAGAAGAAAAAATTTATAAAATAAAAATTATGGTTACAGAAGAAAGAATTTCTGAAGTACAGAATGCATTAATAGAATTACATAAAAGTCTTGAAACTAGTAAATTTAAAAGATTAAATCTTACTGAGTTTTGTAAAAAGTATAAAATTGGACACTTCGTTCTTTATGCAATGTTTGAATTAGATTATATTCAAAAAAAAGGACATAGTTATAAATGGAAGTATAAGTTTAAATTAAATAAAACTGCAGAGCCTCTTGATGCTAGGCGTGTTATTGAAACTGCAAGTTCATTAAGAATGAATCAATACAAAAAACGAAAAGAGACTCGTAAACCTCTAGTTCAAGTAAAGCAATCCAAGGTTACAGTTTCAAAAGAATTAACTAAATATATGAGTAAGAAAAGACAATACACCCAAAAGCCCACTATTACAAATAGTAAGTGTTGTATTTATTATGAAAAAAAGAAATCTTATTTATGGGGACTCTTCAAATATAGTGAGATTCAAAAAAAGTAAATATATATGGAGGATATTATTATAAATCGTAAAGATTCTGATAATCTTCTTAAAATGTTAAGATCAGATGATCAAGATAATAATTATATAGCTCTTAAAATTATTGAGCAAAGTAATATTAAAGAATCAATAGGGTTTATATTAATATTATTCAAGTTTGGAGAAGTCTCAAATGAAGATTGGGAAGAGCACTGTCCAAACTGTTGGATTGAGTTTATTAAAATAGGTTTAGTTGATCCAGCAGAGATGCATTTATCAACTTCAAAAGTTCTAAAAATATTAATCTTTCAGGCAGCCACAATTGAACAAGTCACACTGTTTATAGAATTGCATACAGATTTATTATTAGACACGTTAGATAGCTGGGGATACCCCATAGGTAATTTAGATATAAACGTAACACTCAAAAAAGATGTTAAACAAGGAAGAATCACTAGCTAAGACTAGTAAAGATTTAATGTTAAAAGAGCCCTTTTATGGGTTCTTTTTGATTATGCTCAATAAAGTTTGGAATAGCCGTGCGGTTAATACAGCTGCTGTGAGTAAAAATGGGATAAACTATCAACTAACTATTGATGAACAGTTTTGGGAAAACTTATCAGAACTTAACAGACTAGGTATAGTTAAACATGAGCTATTACATATAGCTTTATTTCATTTGACAACACACCATAAGTATAAAGATCATAAACTGGCTAATATAGCTATGGATATGGAGATTAACCAAATGATTTTAGAAAGTTGGTTACCTTCTGGTGAAATGAGTAAAGAAGAATATGATGCTGAGTATAAACCTCTAGCAGAATCTTTAGAACAGCAACTTAAAGATGATAAAATCACAAGTGCTGTGTATAAATCTGAAATAGCTAAAATACCACCAAGAGGTATTTTTATTAAAGATTATGCTGATTTAAATCTTGAGCTTAGAGCAGGTACTAGATACTATTATGATAAGTTGCAAGAAGCTAAAGATGAAAAGGATGACTCAGGTAGCTCTGGGTGTCCAAATTTTGATGATTTATGTAATCAGATGGATAATGGAGAAGATCCAGCATGTCATGATACATGGAAAGATTTTGAAGATCTACCTGAAGCAGAAAAGAAACTAATTGAAAAACAACTTGATAGACTTCTTACAGAATCTGCGTCACAGACAGAAAAAAAGAGAGGTACTATTCCTGGAGAACTTAGAGATCATATTTTACAAATTGGTAAAGTTGAACCAGCTAAGTTTGATTGGAAAGGTTACATCAGAAGGTTTACAGGAACATCTACTAAAATTTTTACTAAAAAGCTAAAGAGAAAGCAAAGTAAAAGATATGACGGTAACCCAGGTCTTAAAATCAAGATGCGGCAACATATGCTATTAGCTATTGATACTTCAGGTTCTGTTAGTGATGATGAAGTAAAAGAATTTATGAATGAAATTCATCATATTTATAAGACTGGTGTTGATGTAACTGTTTTACAGTGTGACACTTCAATTAAAAGTATTGAGCCTTACAAGGGTAAACAGGATGAGTTTAAAATAAATGGTAGAGGTGGAACAGAATTCGATCCTGTTTTAGAGTACTATAATGCTAATATAAGAAAATATACTAGCCTTGTGTACTTTACTGATGGCGAATGTTGGACAGAGGTTAAGCCTAAAGCACCCGTGCTTTGGGTATTGTCTGAAGGCTCTAGCATGAATAATGAATTACCCGGAAAAATAATCAAATTAGAAATTTAAAAAAAATGAGTCAAGTTAGTTTAAACGTAGATGAGTTAAAAGACTTCATCAAGCACATGGTTGATAATAATCAATACATACAGGAAAATGGTAAAGTACCTACTGCAATTAATGTAGAAGGTGAATCAGGTTTAGGTAAAACGTCAGCAATTATGCAATTAGCTGAGGAGTTAGAGATGGATACTATAAAACTTAATCTTTCACAGATTGAAGAACTTGGGGATCTGATTGGATTTCCATTTAAAGAGTTTCTTATGGAAAGAAAAGAAGATGGTAAAAGAGTATGGGTTCAAGAATCTCTTATGCCAACTTATTTAAAGAATAAATTTGTACCACTAAGTGAAAGTAGAATGAGTCATGCGGCTCCTGAATGGATTCAAGGTAAAAAAGAAGGAGGTTTCCTAATTCTAGATGACTATACTAGAGCTGATCAAAGATTTATGCAGGCCACAATGGAGCTTATTGATAGACAAGAGTATATTTCATGGAGTCTTCCTAAGAACTGGCATATCATCTTAACTACAAATCCAGATAATGGTGACTATAATGTTACCACTCTAGATAATGCACAGAAAACTAGATTCATTAGTACTCAAATAAAGTTTGATGATAAAGTTTGGGCTAAGTGGGCCGAAGGAGATGGAATTGATAGTAGATGTATTAATTTCTTACTAATGCACCCTGAGTTAATAACTAATAAGTTAAACCCAAGAAGTGTTGTTACATTCTTTAATAGTATTAGTTCATTTCAGAACTTTAATGAATCCCTTCCCATGATCCAAATGATCGGAGAAGGTTCTGTAGGACCTGAATTTTCTAGTATGTTCACTATGTTTATTAATAACAAA